CCATGTCTGGAGTAGAATCGTCTGTCAGAATGAATGACGGAAGCTTAATCCCTAGTACCATAGTCTTACTTGTCTGCAGAGTAGTATCTACAGAGCTTTTATAACTATCGAAGCAGAGATACGTATCATCAAATGATGTGTAATAGTCAGGCATCTTGCTGTTATCGATAGGGAGAGATATTCCTGATACGGGGTCGGTAACAATAATTATCTCGGATGAAGAGGTATCCCTCTTGACAATTCTCTGAATAAATTCATCCGGTAAAATATAATCGATAAGTTTGTAGTCAAGTTGCCCAGCAGTCTCAGATACATTGTATCTCAACTCCTTAATCTCAGTGATGCTATCAGCATCCATGAAGTTGGGACGAGCAGAGTTAGATAGACCAGTTACTGTCATCAACTCTGTATGTTCAGGAAGATCAACAGTAGTAATTACATCATAGTATACACTCCTACAGACATTAGCTATTTGGGTTGCTTCTACTGTATCGGAAATGCTGTTAACCTCATCGGAGTCCAAATCATTCAGGACATCCTGAACAATCTCCAAGAGTGTCATTTTAATTGTTGCCATCTATTCGTACCTCATAGGTCTTATCTAGCCTTATGTACGCGGGCTGAGATTAGACCGATATTAATCATATTAGCTGTACCTGAATTAGTACTAAGATAGATTCTAGCACCATGAGACACCATATTAGATGTAACTGGGAATAGCGAAGACTCTGTAATAACCTGACCAATACCTTTAGTTAGATATACAGTTGTTTCACCAAGTCTAGTAGCATAAGTAGTACCATCAGAAGATCCATAAATAACCATATCCAGATGATCTGGAGTACCTATAGCAGAGTAAAACTCCATCGTAAGAGTAATCATATGGAGATCCCCAGCAGCAACAAACTGAAGAGTTTCAGTACTCAAGTTCATAAGACTGGAAGTCGTACCCGTAAGGGTAATCGGAATCTGAGATACAGTATCATCTGTCGTAAAGGGAAGGACTACAGGCGTAGTACTAACCGCTAGAGCTGTAGTCCCTACGTATGTCGTATTAGTATATTTACCCCAGCCTGTACCGGGGAATCTACTAGCGTTAGTCCATGTACCAGAGCCACTACCACTAGAAAGGTATAGCTGGTTAGCTGAAGCCGTAGAGATACCCTTAGGCTCATGAAGGTTAGGATCTGTCAGACTTGAATGTTGTACGTTAGCCATCTATAGTTCACCCCGGAGGACCATTAGTATTATTATATCGATTCTTTCAAAGATGTCAAGGGGGACCATCTCTGATCCCCCAAGAGTAGCATTAGAGTTCGATGTACTCGATCACGAGTCTACCACGGCCAGACGATACAGTACCGCCAGTCGAAGTATAAACGTAACCATTAGCAGCACCGATACCAACAGTACCGCCAGCCAGAGCACCATCGCACTTAACGACAGCAGTTGCGACAAGGGTAGCCTGAGCCACAGCAGCGTCGATACCATCAGCATCGATAACCGTGCCATCCTTCTGGGCCAGACCAATAGTCAGGGTACCCGAAGAACCACCCATCGCAGTAATCACAATGAGTGTAGCAGACTTAATGTACGCACCAGCGGGAATGAAAGCTTCATGCCCATCAGCCGCAGCCGTAATTGCAGTAGCAAAGTCAAAGTCCACAATAAGGTTCTTTACAGCACCCAATGTAGACAGACCAGCGCCTGTCTGACCCGCTTCCGGGTTCTTAAAACGGACTTCAAGTCCGTCAGAGTTGTTCCAATCAGCCATATTAATATCCTCCTATTAAACCGAGGTGTTCGAAAGAACAGTAATAAGGTTCTCCGGACGATAGAGCTTGACACCATAACGAGCGGTAGTCACAAACTCTGTACGCTGGAGGTCCTTATTATATTCAGTATCGACCTCAGGCATCTGTCTCCAAGCACCAATGAACGGAACAACCGAAGCATCAGCAGAGAAGAACAGGTTAGCCTTGAAGCCAGCGCAGCTAACAGTCTCAAGCGTTTCCGAAGAGATTGTAGCCAGACGCTGCGAGGTATAGACATCGAAGCCGTAGACGTTACGGACGAAGCGCATACCAGTCGCGATACCCGAAGAGACGATACCCTCGAACTGCGGATTAAAGCCCGAAGAACCGTTAATGATCGACGATGTTTCAATTGTGTAAGCCACAGAGGGGTCCACAATAGCGACACGGTTATTAGCCGAGACATTCGCAAGGTTCAGCGAGAGGTTGGCACGGGCGAAGTCAGCCACGTTAATGACGTTGCTAGAACCAGTAGCGACATAACGATGCTTACCACCGTTAATCGTATTGGTATTAGCAGCCGTCTGCTGAGACTGAAGACCAAGGATGGCCTCCTCGACATGCTCCATGATAGCCCGCTCCTGCTCGGGCACAAAGCGCGAGACAAGTTCGTTCATGTAGAACATATCCTGCTCAGCCTTCTTCGTCACGTACGTACCCGAAGAGAGGTACTCAGTGATCTGGAAGGTAAACTGACCAGTGTCGAGAGGACGGTACTTAACCGCTTCGTCTTCAGCGTAGTCATCAACGTACGCCTGACCAATCGACGGGATCTTAAACGTATCGCCATCAGGGAACTCCTGAAGCCAACGAACGTATGTCTGAGCCATAAGCTCATCACGCAGAATCTCCTTAAGCTCACGCGACCAAACTTCAGCGCGAGTAAGGAGAGAAACATTACCAGTTGTCATACCCGACATATCTGATTCTCCTTTATATTATGTTAAGAGTTGTAGAAACGATCCCCAAGTCTTTCTCGATCCTGAAGCATACTGTTCTGGATCTTAGGGGAATAGTACAAACTCCGGTTCTCCTTACGCATCTTCTGATAGTATTCGAAGGTACGGTCCTGAGAATAAGAGTTGAAGTTCTCACTACGAATTGTTGACTGGGTAGTAACACCAGTGGAAGTACTAGTCTTCTCACCCATCTTCTTAACTCCAATCAACTGAAAGAATGCTGTAGGGGATTCGGCTGCAATTTCCTTAAGCCTGTCGAGAGACATATTAAGCTCCAGACTCTTAGCCTTCAGGACATCCGCAGTCTTATCACCGTACTGCTTCTGCATCTCTTCCCCAACTACGGAGATATTCTGAGAGGCAGTCTTACTCTTTTCCTTCGCAGTAATCACTTTTTCTACAAGGGCTTCAAAGTCACTCGCGCTCTGAGTGGTGTTCTCAGTATTAGAGGAACTGGTTGTTACCGGAGTAGGCTGTTCTGCACCAGCTTCAGAACCCTTGCTCATCTGTTCAAGGAGACTCTTAGCGTAATCTTGCTTTGAGAGTTCTGCCCGAAGTTCGTCAAGCGTCTTAGTGATTTCACTAATGTGCTTATCGGCTTCAAGCTTACCTCTAGCAAGGGCTTCGATATCCCTAAACTTCTTGCCATCTCCTACCAAATGATCTACAAAAGACTCTTTTGTCTGGGTCTGCTGCGTTTCATTTGTCGTACTATCCGTGGTCGCGGAACTAAAAATGTCGCTCATTATTATTTTACCTCTTGGTCTAGGTGTAAGATATTAATAATTTCTGTTAAAGCCCTGTTGTAACCATTGCGGTCTGCTTGCTTGTAAGCCCAACTAGGACTATCGTAATCATTAGCGATTACAATCTCTTTAATCTTGCTGTTGACAATCTGCTCAAGTTTATCTAGGACATTCTTAGCAGACTTGACTTCCTTCTTAAAACCTTCCTGTTCGTCTTTAGGAAGGTCCATAAACCAGATAGTCTTCATTAAATTCCTTCATCCATAGCGATTGCATTCTCTTCGTCAGCGATAAGCTGAACTTCCTGTGCAACCTTCTGTGTTTCATAATTCTCATAGATAGAGATGTTAGAAGCAAAGAGACTCTTCTCACCAAGCTCCTCAGCCATGATCCTAGCGAACTCCTTGCCGCTAAGATGGGCAGCAACAGAGGGATCAGAAGCCTTAAGCTGCCAAAGCTGAGAAAGGTTCTGTACTCTCTGCGCTCTCTCAGCAAAGTGCCTAGCACCCATCGGAATGATCTTACCGTTTGCTGTGATATCTTCCTTAGTAATTGTCTGGAAGATAGAGACAGAAAGTTCATCATCCATGACACGGATAACATCAGAGGCATCCATGTTTCTTCTGCTTGCCTCAAGCATAGCATTCAGGATAGGCTCTACGAAGATACGCTCAAAGTGCTGGGTCTTATTTTGGAAGATACGCGAGGCTGCATTCTGGAGAGAACTAATCTCGAATGCTGTCTTCTCACCCGGAGTTCTGATACCCATAGCTTCTCTCGGCGCACCAGCAAGTTGCTCCATCTTGTTCTCAATGACAGCAATCTGGTTATCAGCATTCAGTGCAGTTGGATCAGGGGCAAGGTAACCGACATCCCCTTCATCTCCGAGATAGATTCTTGTTCCCGGCTGGAAGTCGAAGTCTTCAACGTCACCCTTAATCTTTAGGACAGGGAAAGCAATCTGATCGAAGACATCCGCACGGAGGTTCTCAAGGTGATCCATTCTGTACTGGAGACCGACAAGGTTGTCTAGCGGTCCCATAGCATACAAGTTATCAGGACGCTCTCTCCAGCCAACGTGGAAGATAGGAGACCTACCCAGCCAAGAAGGATTAGGCTTATCAGAAAGAACATACGATCTATCGACAACTTTAATGATTCTATTCTTAAGCAGAGTATCCGTAAGCTTGTCGTAGATATCTCCGTAGAATGTCAGGATCTCAACATAGTCGGAGTTATAATACTCTCGGATAGAACCAAAGCCATCTACGACAAAGCCATCGTTCTTATGGAGATCCGAATCGGAGTAACCCTGAATGGCATTCCTTGTGCCAATCATTCTATCGAAGACCTTCTTCATATAGTCTTTATTCGGGTCTTCCTCAATCATCTTCCGGGCTTCACCCATAGAAAGAAGAGAGCGAATAATCTTTGGTGTAGTCTTGAAATCAGAGGCAACAGGGTTGAAGACTAGATCATACGGTGAGATTCTGATTACTCTCGGACCAATGTACCCCGGAATAATCTCGTTGTTCTCAAGCTCTGTATAGTTAGCTTCCCAGTCTACCGTAGCAAAACAATTACCGTAGTCGATGTAATCAAGGACCAGCTTGGACATGACTACTTCAAAGTCAGACTGCTGTACCTTATTCTCCATATAGGCTTGGATTGTCTCACGCTTAATCTTAGCGTTACTCGTCTTATCCGAAGCCATCCACTTCATCCACTTATTCTGTGGGAACAAAGTAGCCATATAGTTAGCGTGGAGGTTATCTCTAATCTGTGTCAGCTTAGGAACTGTCGTACTATTCTTCCAAGGGAGAGAGCTATTGCTAGTCGATCTTGTATCCGTAGCGAAGAGATAGTTTCTGAGTTCCTTCCACTCCTCAAGCTTACCAACACGCTGCTGGTTCCAAAGACGCCACTTATCAGAGATCTCCGTAGCGATGCTGTCGGGGCTGATAATCAGCTTCATATCGAGAGTTGTACCAACCATTAGTGAGAAACCCCGCCAAATCTTTCAGAATAAATTATGTTATTATTCGATGATCTCTTGTGCATATTAGAAGACGGCCTAACAGCAATCTCAATACAGGAAGCAAGAGCATCTTTAATGTCATCGTGAGGTGGATTATTACTAATCAACT